AAACAATCCTGCAAGCGTCAGACCCTCCGTATCCAGTCCCCAACAATGGGCAATGGCTCGCGTCAACTCGTATCTTTACGCACTGAGAAACGGCAAATACAGAAGCGGCAAACATGATACTGATTTGCTACCCAAAGATCACCCGATGTCAGGATCAGACGAAAAAAAAAAGAGTGACGCACTAGAAGAATTGGAGCGTCGAGAAATTAAAAGGCTAGCTGTGCATATGGGCAGTGTAGGCGACGAAGATCCCACAAACTTTCCAAAGAACGGGGATGATCAGCAGGTTGCATTGCGCAATTCAGAGTTTGAACGATTCCCACATGATGAGGCTCAAGATCTCAAAGACAATTGGCCCCAAATATGGAAGGCAGGCGGCAATATCCTCGGCAATAAACAGTATAATCGACTGAAGCCCATTGCAGAACGTGAGAGCAGTATTGCAGAGACACGCACAGAGGAAGAGGCGATCCGATTGCGTGAAGCTTGGAGTGCTAGACACCTGAAAGACAAACTATTGGCGGGCGTTGTTGCGCAAATCAAATGGCTGACAGTTGGATCTCGTGGATTGTCGCACATGCGTAAAGTGATCAGCGATGAAAAGAAGCGGCTCACAGAAAAGCGGGACCTGTCGCAATCCATGACAAAAGCACAAAAGGATCTCTATTGGCGTCAATGGATGAAAAAGCAAGTCGTACCGGCTGAGAGGGCAATGAAAAGGGCAGTCGAGATTTATTTGGATGATGCCGCAGATCGATACGCTAGACGGGCGGAGACACTAGCACAGGCAATTATAAACCAGCAACAGAGCAAGGCGATCGATTATACAACGATACTCGGACGTGTGGCAGAAATCACACAGATCCAGAAAGTGATCGGGCGCGCATATCGTACGATTTTTATACTGACTGGAAATGATACGGTTGGGCAGCTGTACGACATGACAGGCAAAACGAAACCGCTGGATCTTCTATTTGGTGAGCGTGCAATAATGGAGCGTCAGATCTTGACAATGGCAAAGCAGATCAACGCAACAAACGAGAGACAAATCAAGCGACTAGTAAGAGCAGGCATACAGCAGGGATTGAGCAACAGACAGATCGCCGAGAACATCCGATCAGCAACGACGTTCAACGCGGCACGGGCGCAACGTATCGCACAGACTGAAACCACAAAGGCAATTAACACAGCCACCAATGACGCGTACAAGCAATTCGAAGATCAAGAGGGCGTCAAGGTGCTGAAAGAGTGGATTGATTCTCGTGATGACAAAGTTAGAGAAACACACCTTGAACTCGGCAGCCAGCCCCCGATCCCAGTGGATGAAGATTTTAAAGTTGACGGATACGCGGGACCTGCTCCGGCTTCTTTCGGCGCGGCGGCTATGGACATCAACTGTCGCTGTACTATTGCCCCAATTGTCATAGAGGATTAAAATGCAACTGAAGGAGATCAGCATGTTAACAGCGTATTTTCTAATTGGGCTCGGCGGTATTATTATCGGCGGAGTCAGTACCCTTGTAATTACAAAAGACAAAAAAGAGCCAGTCAGTCAGCCAGTCAGCCCGATAATCATTGAGCCTGTCGATCCTGTCTCAGATGTTGCAAAGCAGCTGACAAATTTAGATTTGCTCGTTGAACCTTGTAGCGCTGAATACATCAAAGAAAACGGGGATTTACTTTGCAGGGAAATGTATTGCCGAGTTATGCAGCGCGGAGTAGAGGCGAAAACAAGCGGGCAAGAATGCGAAGAGATTGCGAACGTAGCGAACTCACAGATCATTATTAATCATTGTGAATCATTCATAGACGGGTCAGAACAGTGCTATGAGAAATATAGAGAGCGCAAATAATTATTCGACACTAGATCCTGTATGCTATACCATATCTGAGAGGAGCACAGATGTACTTTAGAGACTTCCAAGCAAAGCAGACGACACAAGACAAGCCGATCAAGTTTGTAGCGTCTACATCGTCACCTGATAGATATGGCGATGTCGTAGATCAAAAGGGTTGGGATCTGTCTGCATACAATCGCAATCCTGTTGTGCTTTTCAATCACAATCCGAGTCAGATGCCGATCGGCAAGGGCAGAGCCTATGTCGAGAATGAACAGCTGATGTTGGAGGTAGAATTTGACCAAAAAGACGAAATGGCGAAAACGATTGAGCAGAAAGTTAGGGACGGCTATATCAATGCTGTATCGGTCGGATTTCAGCCGAGTAAAACTATCGCTCGTTCTTCTTTGCCTTCTGATCATCCTTATCATGGAAAGTCAGGATCTTACTTTCAGGCGTCCGAACTTCTAGAAGTATCGATCGTTACAATACCCGCAAACAATGAGGCTACTTTGTCTAAACAATTTTCTAGAGAGATCGGACTTACTGACGTTGCAAGATCCTTGATCCTAAATAAGCATATTATAGCAATCACCGAAACCGATAAAGGAACTGTGCTTGTAGAGTTCGCACAGATGCAAGATATGGAGCCTGAAGAGGACGCCATGAAAGAGGAAGAAGAGGAAGAGCGCGAACACACAGACGATCATGATGATGAAGAAAAATATCACGATGAAGATAGCGAAGATAAAGAAAAAGAAATGGAAGAAGAAGAGTCAGAAGAGGACAAAGAGAAATACATGAGCCTTGACGACTTTTTGAAAGAACTTAGACAATTTAACAAATAGACATTGGAGAACATTATGTCGAATATGGATGCAGTTAAGCAAATTATGGGAGAGTTGAAAAACCTCCGAAATAATCAAGATGAAAAAGTTGCCAACATCGAGCAACAAATGAAGTCTCTGAAAGAAGCGCAACGCCTCACAGAAGAAGCCGTGTATCGTGCTGACTCTGTCGAAGTTACTGGCACTGATTCAGAACTCAAAAAGTTTGTCAACAAAGACGGATCAATCCGCTGGACCGCTGGAAAGACTCAAGTCAAGACAGCAGCTGGAACTCAAACAGTTAAAGAAGCTGGACTTCTTGATACTGATGAGAACTTGTCAAGCTGGCATGTTGAAATGAAGCGTCTTGCTAACGATCGCATGATGGTTAAAAGTATGCTTGTCGGTGAAAAGCACACTCCAAAATTGGATCTTGCTATCGCTCGTCATTTGGCTGTCGCTCCTCGCTCAATCGCTGCTCAAGTTTCAAAAGCAAACTATGACGGCGCCGGTGTAGGTGCTGAGTTGATCCCTGATCAGTTCTTGGCTGAGTTGCACATGGAATATCAAGTTCCTACAGTTGTACGCTCTTTATTCTCTGAAGTACAAATGACTAGCAACACAATGCTCGCCCCAAGAATCGATCGAGGCGGCCGCCCATACATAAAAGGGACCGTCAGCAGCGACAATCCAGCACTGTACCCTGTATCTACTGTATCAATGGGACAAGCCCAGATCACTGCAAAAGGCTTGTCAACTCGCTATATCCTTGACGAAGAATTGATCGAAGATTCAGCCGTGTTGTTGTTGCCAGCAATGCAACGCATGATCGCAAAAGATATGCGCGATGCTGTTGAGGATGCTTTGATCAACGGTGATTCAGCCGCTACCCATCAAGATGCTATCGCTACTTGGAACATCCGAGATCGCTGGGGCTCCGCTGGTCTCGGTGGATCAAACGATCACCGCCGTTTGTGGACTGGTCTTCGTGCTGCTTCTTTTGATAAACTGACAACACAAGATGTATCAGGAATCGACTCAGCAAAGTTGCTTCAATTGATCAGCAAGTTGGGCGAGTACGCTGCATCTGACAAAGTATTGATCGTATCTCCTGAAGCATTGTATCAAAACTTGCTTGGACTGGATGAAGTAATCACTCTTGACAAGTTTGGACCACAAGCAACAATCTTGACCGGTCAAATGGGATCGATCTTCGGAATGCCGATCGTTGTATCTCGTTTCTTGTCTGATGACTTGGAAAATACTGGACTCTTTACCGGTGGCGGTGGTGCTACAACTGGGATCCTTTGCGTATCTCGTGACAGTTGGAATGTATTTGCTCGTCGTGGCATCCAAATCCAACAAGAGCAAGACATCACTTCAGGCGCGTACAACATGGTAGCAACTGAAAGATTGACCTTCGGATCTCTTGACGCTGCTGCAGTTAAAAACGTTGCATTTGGCTTCAAACTGTAATCTATGAATTAATAGGGGGATCAATCCCCCGCCCCTTTTATTGGAGAATAAAATGTCTTATTATTACCCCGTAGACGTTAGATTAAACACAACGCCAACAGCCGCAGACAATATCTCGATCTGTTTTCATGAGCGTATGCAAGTTGTAGCCGTTAAGATCGTTGATCATGACGGTATCTCAGCAGACACTACAAACTATGCAGTTTTTCAAGTCCTCGGCAGTGACAAAGCAACTGCATTGTATCAGTGGAGTACTTTGAACTCAGCACAGGGCGCACTCACTGCGAATACTTCTGCTGATATGGTTGCCCAAGGTGCTGAAGACAAGGCAATCTTTGAGGCTGGTGAAGTTTTGATCGTAAAAGTTACGAAAAACTCATCAGGTAAAAGCACAAACGCCTCTGTTTGTTTGCAAATGCGTCAAGCGCGTTCTTACTAACTCACTGATCTAGGTTAAAAATGTATGCCTCTTGTTACTACGGATATATTGAAGGAGTACCTGCCTGAAGTTACAGGCACTGGAAGCGATACAGAACTGTCGGATCTTTTGGATAGAGTCGAGGCAAACGTAGCCCGTTTCCTCGGCTTTCCTGCGCCTGATTCTAGCGTCACAAAAACTCTAGCCGTTGCAACGTATACAATGTATATCGATTCATATTGGACGGACAATATCAGCGTTTTACAGTTGCCGATCAGACCAGTTGTAACGATCACCAGTGTACACGCAGATCCCGATCGTGTGTACGGTGCTGATACAGAAGTGAATACCGGCGAGTATGAGATTGATAAACAAGAGGGGCTCTTGATCATCAAAACGAATACAAGCACGGTCGGATTTACAAACGCATATCGTGGAAATAAAGTTGTCGGTACGTTTGGCTTTACACTATTCCATAAAGATCTTGTGCATGCTGTCTGTGTGTATGCGTCACAGCTGCACAGAGCAAAGAGCAGTCAAGGCAAAAAGAGCAATGCACTGAGAGGCGCAACGACTTCATATCTTCCAAATACAATCCCGCAGGAAGTCAAAGAGATCTTGTATCCCTATCGAAATTCGTTTGTGATCATATAGGGGGCAAGGATGGATTTCAATGAACTGTCTCCGCAAATGCGAGGGGCTAAAACTCGCCTCTTGAATCAACTAGAGAAACGACTGAAGATCGCCGCTTTACAAATGGAAGGACGATCGAAGCAAGTTGCATTTTCTAGATTCAACAATCAAACGGGAAGACTGCGGCAGAGCATCGCGGGACGCTTTGCAATAGTAGACGGCAAGCCGACAGCCATACTACAGGCAGGCGGGCAATTTGGCGGCGCTGAGTTGGATTATGCACGATTTATAGAGTTTGGAACACGCTACATTAAGCCGCGTAGATTTCTAGGGCGCAGCATCGAAGCACAGCAAAAGCAATTCCAGCCCAAATTACAAGACCTTCTACGCGCTGCACTGATTAAGGAATAACAATGGCAAATGCAACGATTTACAGAGTATTGGAAGCGCTCCAAACAAAGACGGCGCAAGATTTCACTAGTGATCATAGTGGTCTTGATATGCGCAATTCTGTTGTCATTGGTGCTTTGCTGGATCCTCCGCGCGCGCCTTATGCGTCTGTATCATTCTTGGATTACACGACAGAACAGGGATTGAATCTAGCCTCCTATCGGATGTCGGCCAGATATGAAATCTATTGCTTTTGTGGTGGCTCAGATCTCGCAGACAGATCCAAAAATGTACTGAATCTAACAAGCGACATTATCAAGGCAATCACAGCTGATCGATTTCTAGGCTTGCACAATCCAGACACCACAAGAACGATTGACAATGTGATCTGTAACTTTACGGCAATCGAGGGCGATAGATTTGGACTCGATGGCATTGCAATCGGCTATATTGAGGTGACTGTAACTTTTCAGAGTAGAACGGGGATCTAGATATGACGTGGTTTGATGCAGACTATAGAAGGCGGCAAATTGTAGCCATTGACGCGACAGGCGGATCAGGCTCAACAGCAACGATCGACGCTGAGTTTCTAGTTCCATCTGATTGGGATGATTTCTGGGATAACATCCGATCAGATTTCAATGATGTTGTCGTAACAGATTCAGAGGGCAATCTTGTAAGTTTTGCGCGCAAAGCCGGAGCCAACTACAGCACAAGAACATTGACACTACAGATCGACGGGATGCAGATCAAGAACGACGATTCTTTTGCTGTTGCCTATGTGTATTTCTTTGAACCAAATGAAACAACAGATCGCAGTGTATCCGTCACTATTTCCAGCGCCAAGGTTGGGCATATAATGCTATCTGCTCCACATTCTAGAGTAGTTAGCCAGCCAGCTAGTCAGAGCGCCCTAGACAGCCCGATACAGTCGTTTGTGAAAGCATCCACTGATGAGGTGCATGTGTATTTCATTGTCAATTCAGGATTTGCAAAACGGATCAGCCCGTACAACGAGCGCAACGACGAAGAGGGGATCGACTATGTGCAAGTCTTTTCCTATGATTCCAGCGGCTCAGATGCCTCCGCGCGTTATGATGAGTCATCCACAAGGATCGGCAATGGATTTGTTAGAGCAACATACAAGGCTGGCGACACTGGATCTGATTATGCAATAGCAATCCAAATCTCAACAACACTCGGACAGCTGTATCAAATACGTGCTATTTTACGAGTAAAGAATTTACTTCCATAGGAGTTTCACATGTCTATTTTATTCGCGCAAAATTCATTTCTTCGAGTCGGAGAGGAATCCACATGGGGAACTGAACAAGCCTCGACAACTCAAGACATCAAAGTGATCAGCAGCACTCTGCAAGTTGTACAGGAAAGAGAGCGCACAACGCATCTATCAGTACCTACAAGCGGCATGCAATCCGGTACGTTTGAGGGCTTCAGAAATGCCGGAGGATCGATCGACATTCCTGCATACTATGACGGGATCGGCGTATTGATCAAAGCAGCACTCGGAGCGCTTGCCAGTACAGGATCAAGCCCCGGCCCATATGTACACACATACACGCCAGCATCAACACTTCCATCACTGACAATCCAATTTCAACGCGGTACAAATCTCGCAGACAGTCGTGAGGATTTTCTTGGCATGAAAGTCAATACCATGACAATCAGCGCAGAAGCCGGATCAGAAATGACAATCTCCTTTGACCTGATCGGCAAAGATGCAGACGCGCGAGCCGCAAACATTACAAGCGACTTTCCAGCACATGACGAAGTATTGCATTATGAGGCTGGATCTTTGAGTCTTGGATCTTCATTCTCTCCAACGTCACTAGACATCCGATCTTTTGAATTGACACTTTCAAACGCCATTGATCGCCGTAACTTGCTCGGCTCAAAACTGACAGGAGAGCCAGTATTTACAGACCTGCGAGAAGTTACAATGTCTGTGACCTGTGACGTAACAGATAACACGCTTTACAATGCCTCACTTGCTGGCACGACTGACGATGTATCTTTGCAGTTCACGCGTACAGCTGATACAAATCATCATTTCAAAATGACACTGTCAAACGCTACCATTGAAGACTACAACGACAATATCACCGCGTTTGGACGTGTAGAGCGCACATTCACATTTAGAGGCACTGCAAACGCTACAAATGCTGGATTGACTATTGAGATTAAGAACGCCTCAGCAAATGGATTATACGGTGATACTCCTTAACGCTTGACACACAAAAGGCAGTTTGTTAGACTGCCTGTGTATCTTGACATACTGACCGCTGCCCCTTTCCGTTGTTGTTGGGCAGTGGTCTTTTGTTTTAGATTGCTGTGCTTGCCAGTGCTCGAAGTAGTGACCAGCTGATCAAATACATCATCAATCCACACATTGAGAAGCCGATTGCTTGCCCCAGCTGCTTTGCTTGTTGTCTGTTCATTGTGCTGCTCCATTGTTGTGCTTTTTCCAGTGATTCAGGATCTTACTTGGAACCTTTGTGCCGTCGTTAAATGTAGTCCATCCTATTTCCGTATGTACTATATCCATATTGTCAAAAGATATGTGCCCATGTACTTTGTGAGGGATAAATGCTTTTAACTCTACACTCATTGATGGATCATCGATCAGATCCTGTACTTCTTCAACGCTGATCAGATTTTCAATTGTGAATTCTGCCGTTGAGTCTGTGGATCCTGTGTATCCCTTATCCTCGTCATATTCTCCAAAGTAGTATTCAAATACCCAGTGCTTTTGTGCTGCTCGTTTCATGTCGTGCTCCGTTGTTTAGTGTTGATTGATAAAGTTAGATACAAGAGTAATGATCATTGATTCATTATCTGTGTTGATCATTCTGTATACAGTCTTTGATCCGCCTGTTGTTGATCGTTGTAATTTTGATACTCTGATTTCAAATGTGCCGTCGTCGTATTTGATAACATCGCCGATCCGATTGCCGTTCATGTATACATCTTTGCAGCCGCAGAAATCAAATTGTTTTGATAGTGTGATAGTCATTTTGTGCTCCGTTGTTGTTGTTGTGTACATTATTAATGTAATTCATTTCTATAAATATGTCAACATATTTACACAAAATAATACTAAATAAATGTAATTAATATGGGATGAATGATCCCCGATCCGTTAAACTATCGAGAGAATCAACACACAACGGAGATCCTATGTTGAAAGATTTTTTACAAGAAGTGCAGTCAGTCAGTCAGTTTGAACTCGAGATCTTTGCGGGGCAGTTGCTGATCAAGGGGCGCATACTGTCACCAGCTGAGATAGAAAAAGCCAGCCTCGCAAATTCTCTCCTATTGCAAGCACTGGCAAGCACAGGCGAGATCAGCCGCTTCCAAAAGATGAGCGAGGCATTGCAAGACGATCCAAATGAGGAAACACTTGATCAGGCGTATCAGATGCTCTCTAAGATACGACCTGAGCAAATGGAGAAGATTGCACAGAGTCAGGATCACATTATCGCGCAATGTGTTTCACAGGCAAAGAGAGCCGGCGACGATCAACAGTGGGAGCGGATACAGATTGTATTGACACAGCAAGAACAGAACGCGGAGCGTAATATGCTCTGGATTGGCATGCTGTCAAAAGAAGATCGGGCTGCTATCCTTGACAAGGCACTCAAAGGACAAGGAGAAGCAGTTAAACGGCTGCAAACCTTTCGCGGATAGTGAAGAGTATTTCCATATCATAGACATCATCGCGCGCATGTATGGCACGCTACCCAGTGAGATCGCAAAACTTGACTGGTTCGATTTAATGATCTGCTTGAAGTGTATCAAGCACAGGGGCGCTCGCATGAATCGCCTCTTGAAACGATACAAAAAGACCGGCGTTCAGCCGACTGTCTCACTGACTGACTTAATCGATATAATAGGCTGAAAATCTTGTCTGTGCTACTCTTGATATAATCGGCTATGATAGGCGCATAGCAGAGGATCAAAAGATGGCTGATACAGTAGTTCAATATGTTCTTAAAGTAGATTCAAAGGGCGCACAGAAGGCGCTAGACAGTACAGCAAAAGAGGCTGATGACCTGACAAAGAGCCTCGATAAACTGGGCAATGAATCCAAAGATGTCAGCAAAGATCTCGGCGAGACAGAGAAATCAAGCAAGAAGACGAGTAAAGGATTGCAGGGGCTGAAGATTGCAGGGGCTGCGGCGGCTGGCGCATTGGCTGGGATTGCAACGGTTGCAGTTGGCACAATCGCAACTGTGGGCGCACTTGGATCGGCGTACATCGATGCACAGAAAGCCGCTTTTGCCTTTACTCGTGAAGTTGTTGACAGTGTCAACGATCTGAATGATCTTAGTGCTCAATCAGGTCTAACGGCGGGAAGTATTCAGGCAGTGATCACCGCGTTTGAAGGATCGGGACAATCAGCACAAGCGGCATCGGCTTTCATTTCTCGCTTTCCTCGTCTATTCGCTGATCTCGCTTCAGGTGCTAGCCGTGCCAGTGAATCCGCCGCCCGTCTTGGTATCAGCCTCACAGATGCAGAGGGCAACATAAAGAGCGCTGACACAGTATTGATCGACGTTACAAGAGCATTGCAAAGCATCGAAGATCCAACGGAGAGAGCCACTGAAGGCTTTTTGTTGATGGGAAGATCGGCGGGGCAATTCTTGCAGGCATTTGGCGCAACGTCAGACTTTGAAAACTTCTTAGCAATTACAGAGCGCTACGGAGTAGAAACAGGACCAGAGGCAAGCGCAGCGGCTGCACGCTTTCAGGAGCAACTTGCCTTTTTGAATGTCGTTGTAAAAGGATTACAGCAGCGATTTGTTAATGCTGTGGGCGGTGTCGATTTCTTCAATGATAAACTATTGCAGGCGATCAAGATTGTTGTAACATTGCAGGATTTTATTGCAGAGAATGAGGAGCAATTCAAGCAATTAGGGAGCGCGTTGAAGGTCGCAGGAGCGGACGTTTTAACATTCTTTCAGCAGGCTCTCCCCGGATTTGCATCGTTTGTCAATACTGTGTTTGGCACTGTAGTCGAACAGATAAGATTGACGGCGTTAACATTGCGCGATTTTGGCGTTATTAGTGATGAGACATTTAAAACCTTTTCGCAAAGTGCAAACAGCGTCCGAAATGTTGCCGATACTGTCGCCGATCTTACTACCCAACTCGCCGCCGTAGATTTTACGGGCGATACGGGGGCAGGCACTGGAGGGCGTACAGGGGCTAGTGATGTTGAAGGGTTCTTGGAGAAATTGCTTGCTGGACTCGGCGACAAAGCCAAGGAAGCCCGTCCGCCTGTTGACGGTCTAGCAGATGCAATCGATGCAGCAGGCGACGCGGCTGCACAGGCTCAAGAAGAATATGATGCATTGATGAAGCAAATACTGGATGCAGGCAAAACAATAGACTCGGCAACGGCTCAATTTTTTCCGTTTGAAGCTGCTGTATCAAAAGCAGAACAACAATTGGGCGCACTAGAGGATGCCTTCAGATTGGCGACAGAGCAAGGGATCCCAACCGAGAAAATTACCCGCTTAATGGCAGCAGCAGAGGAAGATCTTGCCGTCAAAAGAGAGGCAGGAGCAAAGGCAGCAGAAGAGGCAGCAAAGAAGGAAAGACAGGCTCGACAAGAATCCGCAATTGATACATTTGCAACAGTTGCCAGCCTTGATGCGGCTTCTATTGTATCGCTTGTTAATCCGATGGCGGGCGCAATCACTGGGATTGTACAAGGGATCGGCGAGAAGGTGATTGAAAAGGGACCAGCACAGATCAGGGCTGAGGCACTCGCACAGGCTGAGGCGATCAAAGTTGGGATTGCATTCTTGCCGGAGTTGTTTCTGTCAATCGCTCCGCAACTTGGGATCGCCATTGCTGAGGCGTTTGTAAACGGGGCGACATTATTTGTAATAAATATTGTACAGGGGATCAAGGATGCCTTTAAGTTTCTTAGAAGTACAACAGGGCAAGAGAGAAGAGAGCGCAGGCGCAGCGGGATCGCTGACTTCTTAGATCCTTTTACTTCAGCCTCGTTCATGGGTGGCGGTCGATTCGTACCCAGTGCACAAGGCGGGATCAGATTCACAGGGGCACAGGATGGACTCGCTCAATTGCATCGCGGGGAATTTGTCGTGCCGCAAAGCGGGCAACGTCCGCAGCAAGTCGATCGCCAACTGAACAATACGACAGGTGGCGGCATGACGATCAACATCAATAGCGCCGTCGTGGATCGCAATGCAGTCGATGCTCTTGTGAGAGAGATAGAGATCCGCTTCAACAATCAATTCGGCACATCGTCAAGCAGTCTTTTCGGAGGGCGATAATGGGCAACGCAAAATTCTATTTCACACCTGAGCCATTTGGCGCATTGAATGGCGCTTCATTGGTCACAATCGATCTCGGAGAGGCACTGGGCGAGATGTACTCTGATATATCCGTCGAAGCTGTAGACGCTGTCTCTCTGACTGGCTCCATTCAGAGATCTGTCGGTAGGACTCAAGAAATCGTAACGATACAGCGGGATCGCATGATTGGAGGCGAGGATCTAGCCATACAGTTTCACGCGTTGCAGAACCATCTCGATCGGGGCTTCTCTGTGTCGTTTGCTGCGGATGATGCAAAGGCGTTCTGTTTTCCGATACGCGGCGCATTGAACAACAACAGCAGCAAGATCCAGCTGTACGCAAATCCATTCCAGAACTTTACAGGCACAAGTTCAACGCCAGCCGTCGGAGACTATTGCACGATCGAGACTAGCAGCCCCGCAATGATACAGGAGATTGTGAAAATGCAGACTGTGAGCAATGCCACAGCGCAAGGCGGAAATGTTGACACTGTGAATCCTGTACGCTTCCAATATGATCAGCCTGCTTTTATGCGTCATTATCGCTTCTATCCGGTCTTAAAACGTCCACAGAGCGACATAGGGCAGGCAATAGTAACAAACGAGGGCGGGCGGCTTTTCTCGCTGTCGATCCGGCTTGTTGTGGACTATGTAACACTGTACGCCGCACACCCTGACACAGTCGGAGAATCAGGCGTTTCTATTGGGCGATCTCTTGCCTCGTCAACTTCTGCGGGGCTTCAAGGTGCAGGTGTCTCTCTTGATGGGATGAACTTTATGGCAAAAGAAGCTAAATTGGGACTTGGCAACGCTGGCAATTTTCTCCGCAAAGATATGTAAGGGGCTAACATGGCATGGACTCAACAATTTCTAGACAGCCTCGACAAGCCCGCAAAAGTGATCAGTTACGTGCTCAAGTTCTTGCAGCCGTCCGCAGATTACAACCTCTCACAGGGCGATCTTGTCAGCATGAAAACAGAGATCGCACTTGCTGACGCAGATGTAATGATCGACAGTGTACAGATCACGCCGCAGCGCTGGTCCGTCAACTTTGGCGGCTTCACAATTCGCATTGTTGGAGATCTTCGGCCTGTACTCAATACATCATTCAGACGGGGCGCAGTGGCTGAATTGATCATGGTTCGAGATGGGCTGCGTAATCGTGTCTGTATTGGGCAACTCAGAACCATTACAGGCGGGCGCGGTGTATGGCGTTTAGAGTTTGTCGATTTCCTTACAATGATGCAATCAAGACTAACGAGCAAGGCGACAGAATCACAATTTTGGTTTTACGCTGGCAAGACTGCAAAAGTTACGCAGAATTTCAACATGTCGAGCAGTGCAAATCTGTATGTTGACGACATTACGATATTTGAAAAAGAGACGGGTCAAAATGGAATGATCAAAGTTGAGGACGTTAGCGCAGGCACGATCGATTATTACACATGGAGCAGCAAGACAAGCACAAGCGGCACAGCGGGTTATTTGACGATTGCGGCTACCGGAAAGTATCCCAGCACAGCGGCAATAACTACACTGGCGATCAATGACGTTGTAACGAGTTTGGCGAGGCTTCGCGGGCGTCCTGATTATGTATTTGCTCGGCTTGTCATGAGTACAGGCGGAGGCACACAGGGCGCATTTGATGACTACCCTGCATCGTGGGCAATCGGCGTTGCATTTAATCCCAATCTCTTTGGGCTTCAGAATCTGAATGCATACTATAATACAGCTTGGGCGACATCCAGCGGCACACATGAGATCGAGCTGCTGATTGATAAAGCGGGCAACATACAAGACTTTCTCGGCGCTGTATTGAATATGGGAATGTGGCCAGTCTGGGATCAGAATCAATTATCTTGGAGGGTGTGCCAAAATCCAAATCTGGCAAATTGGTTCACGGTACGCGATCACATTACAGATCGAGACATTATCAGCATAGACTCTCATACATTATACAGNCCCTCACAATCTAGCGTATTCAGTGCAAGCACAATCAACACATTTAACAGCACAACAGGGCTNAATCAAGATGTTACATTTAGCGGCAACAGTATTCCAGTTTTGCCAACGAGCACGACAATAACGAGGGATCTGCGGCTTGTGTATCGTGTGGATAGTCCGATACAGCCAACACAAGCAAACGC